AGTTAGTAGTGTTTTTCATGCTACGTGCCCTTTCTGCCCGCTCGATGTGCCAGCATCAGCGGGCGCTTTTGTTTTGCATGAGGACCCTGATCCTGCTGATCTCTTCCAGCAGTTCCTCCAGCACCTGGGCCACTGTCCGCTCCGGTGTATCCGGCGGAAGCTCTCCGACAGCCCGAAGGAAGTCTTCCCGGAAGAAACGTACCCGGCCACCACATACATCGGTCTTGCTGATGGTGTAGGTGCCGTCCCGGACGTGCTTCCGCAGGACTCCGGCGCTCATCTTCAGGCAGGGCGCGATCATGTCCGCCCCAACCGTCACCGCGCTGCTGGCCTTCAGGGCCTCGAGTGCTTCGCGCTGTAAGTTGCTACTGTTTTCCATCATTTCGCTCCTTCCTCTGCGGCTTTTTCCGCGTCCACGCCCTTCTGGTATTCCTCCTCACTGCCGTCCGGACGGATCAGCCAGTAGCTCGTGTGGAACCAGAAGCCAATGCCGTTCGCGTGCGGAATCCGCACTTTCCGGCTTTCGATTCTGTTCGGGTTTCCTGGCTTCTCGTAGGTGATCGTCTTCTCGCCGGTTGTCTTGATCGTCTTGGCGACCTGCTTCCAGTTGCTCATGGTTTCACTCTCCTTTCTTTGCTGCCTTTAGTTTAATTTGATTTAACTTTTCGGGCAAAATTAATGCAGTCCAATGGCACCCCGTAAAGATCAGACAGTGCGATTGCTTTGTCAACGGTCGGCAGGCGATCGCCACGTTCCCACATCCCTATGGTCGTAAGTGAGATATCAATAGCATCGCATACTTGTTTCTGGGTAAGCCCTGCGTTGACCCTGGCAGCCTCGAGCGTCATCCTGACTTTCTGTGTCATTGTATGTTCACCTCCTTTCGAAGAATATCTACATTTTGTAGTTTAATTCAATTTGACACACAAGTCAATAGATAAATTCAACTTTTGTTGAAATAAATTTGATTTTCGTTATTAACAAATGTATAATCTATCCGGAGGTGATCGCCGTGAATAGGAATAAAGAAGTCTTTTGGACAGTGCTTCCACGATTTATGACTATTGCAGGAATGAATCAGACTGAACTGGCAAAAGCCGTTGGTGTATCAAAAGCAACTGTTAATTGTTGGATTAAGCGGAAATCATTTCCTGAAATGGATACCGTGCAGAAAATCGCCGACGTTCTTGGGTGCAGAACAGACGATCTACTGGTTGAACTTCCTGAAAACCAAGCGCACGGTGTGGAGGATTTGCAGATGCAGAAACTCTGGCCGCTTGCACCACTGCACGCGAAACGTGCCGCCATTGCCGTGTTGCTTCAGCTAATGAAAGATGAAGAAGAGGAGGTGCTCGGAATTGACTTGTCAAAACAGTAACCGGAAACGCAAAATAAAATCCAGAGGCAACGGCACCGGCTGCGCCTATTACAGCCAGAAGTACAGGTATTGGGTCGCCCAGGCTGTCGTGGACTGGCGCTACCCTGACGACGATGAAAAGCAGCTGATCCCAGTAAAGAAAACAAAGGGAGGCTTCCGGACCCGTGACCAGGCGCTGCAGTACTGCCCCATCTTAAAGGCAGAGTATTCCGACAAGAAACCGGTAGACATGACCCTGCAGCAGATATGGGAGGCCTGGGAGCCGTGGTATTCTCCCCGCGTGGATCCGTCCACGATGGCAAGCTACAGGGCCGCATACCACTATTATAGTAAACTGGCCGACCGGCCGATCACGCAGATCTCCGCAGATGACCTGCAGGCCTGCATGGATGCCTGCCCCCGGGGAAAGCGCACCCACCAGAACATGAAGGTCATTGCCGGCCTCCTGTGGAAGTACGCGAAGTCGAAGCACATCGTGGAGCAGATCGAGTCCGAAACTCTGTACACCGGGAAGGGCCAGTCCGTGAAGCGGGACGCCCTGACGGACATCGAGGTGGAGCGGATCCGCCAGGCAATCGGCGTGTATCGCTACGCGGAATACATCTACTGCCTCTGTTATCTTGGATTCCGCCCTGGTGAGATGCTGGAGATCCGGAAGGATCAGGTGATCGAACACGACGGCCGGCTGTTCATTATCGAGGGCAAGAAGACGGAGGCCGGACGCGGCCGCACGGTGCCCGTCCACCAGAAGATCGAAGCCATCATCCGCGCCAGGCTGTTCATCCCCGGAACAGATCTCCTCTTTCCGCTTTACGGTTTCACAAGGCCCTCCAGGAAGGCCCCTGTGCCCCTGTTTACCGGCTTTCGCCCCATGAGTGACAACTACTTCAGGGAAAGCGTATTCAAGCGGATTTGTGGTCTCCTGGGCATCGCAGAGGGCAAGGTTCCATACGCCGCTCGCCACACCTTCAGTAACAAACTGAAGAAGGCGGACGGTGTAGACATCGACAAGGCCCGGCTGATCGGTCACAGTGATTATACCTTCACACAGACCAAATACCAGACCACGGACCTGGACGAATTGCAGGCCGTGGTGGACTCGATGAAGTAGATGGAAATTATGGTTTTTGGGTTCTCTTTCGACCTAAGAAAAACCGCTCAACTACCGATCTACTACCGAGTAAATGCCAGCAACCCCTTATTTTCCGTATATCTGCCATGACTACGAATCAAAAGGTCGTGGGTTCGAATCCCGCCGGGCTCACTTCCCCGAAGCCTTACAAATCAAGGCCTCGGGGATTTTTTTGTCGATTTTTGCGACATGAAAAACGGTCCCAAAAATGCACCAAAAAGTAGTCTACTACCGAGTTACTACCGAGTTGTGTCTGCGACCAGATAGCACAAAAAAAACACCCCCGGGATTACTCCCAGGGGTATCGTCATGATTATTAATTAATTTTCCTCATCAGGAGGTTGCTTTTTGTACTGTGCGGAGCTGATCCCCAGGATCGCGCCCAGGAACGTGTCCACCGCACAGATGGTCGCCGTGATCTCCGTCACCAGCGGCCAACCCCAGATCTTTCCCAGGGCGGCCCACAGGGTTGCGAGTGCCGGCAGGACGATCTGGGCGATGAATTTCAGAACATCGTAAACGCTATTGCTCATTTTCATGGTTTCCCCTCCTTAATTTGCTACAGCATGGGCCGCCATCGGCTGGGCCTCCGGCGGTATGGACGGCAGCGCCCGGACCTGGTCGTATATGTCGCTGATCACGTTGTTCGGCCCCAGCGTTTCGTACTGAGTATACATATTCTCGATGTTGTCCCGGTCGCCGGCGCCGATCCAGCCCTTCGCCAAATAGTGGTTGAACGCCTGCAGCAGCCGGTCACGGAGCAGCGCCTGCACGCCCAGCATGGTGGCCGTGTTTTGGGCTTCCACCCTGGCGCTGGCGGTTTCGCTGTCCTTGACCCGCTTTTCCAGTGGACGCTTCAGGAACACCGCGATCAGCACGCCCACGAGGCCGGAGATGATCCCGGACACCCCGCAGACTGAGAGGATTTCCGAAAGCTCCATTTTCCGCTTCACTCCTCTCTCATGCTGGCGCCTGTGTAGTTTTTCACGAGTGCCTCTGCATGGTAATATGGCAATCCTGGTATGGTCACGGTGTACAGCTGCCGCTCGCTGGCGTCCAGCGCTTCCCATGTCTTCGGGCCGATCACTCCATCGGCGGCCATGCTGTGCTCCATCTGGAACTGGCGGACGGCCTCCTCCGTGCCGGTGCCGAAGATCGAGTCCGCCCCTTTGGTACCGCAGTAGTATCCGCGCTGGATGAGTTTGGTCTGTGCCAGCTGGACGTAGGGCCCCCGGTCGCCCTTCCGGAGTGTGGGCCTGTCCTCTGATGGCGTCGGGTCATCCGGGAGCTCATCATAAAGAAAGGATTCCATCATGTAGCCGATTTTCTTCCGCCACTTGACGTGTGCCCAGCCCTCTGCTGACTCGATGACGTCCACGGAGTCCCCCACAGGCACCTGATCCACCAGGGCGGCGGAAGCTGTCGGCTTCACTCTAAGGTTGACGTCCTTCCCGTTTTTGGCCCAGACGATTTTTTGAGCAACCGGCACCGGCCCCGGATCTGGATCCGGCCCGGGCTCCGGTGACGGCTCCGGCTCTCCGGAGTATTCCACCGCCGCCAGTTCGCCCCAGTACCGCCATTTTCCCAGGCTGTCGTCCGTGGTGACGCACCCGGCCGCGCTGGATGCGTGAATGATGCGGAGCGGGTTGACGGAGGCGACGTATCCGATATGAGACACGTTGCCCGGCTCCTGGCCGTACCAGCGGTTGTCCGAGTCATCCGACGTCCATGGCTTGACCTTAAAGACGGCCATCCCTGGCTCCAGCTGTCCGATGCCCTCCAGCTTGTCGGTCAGCTTACAGTACTCGTGGAAAATCGTGTTTGACCCGTGGTAAATCTGAGCGCCCTGGTCTCTGTACATTTTCACGAACAGGCCGCT